TTCTGTGCGGCACCCGCTGCTGCATTCTTTGCTATGTTTACAAAAGCATCTCTTAAAGCCATGTCTAAATATCCTTATACACTGATGGAACTATTTATAACGAATGTCATACAAAGGTCGATACACACCAACCAAACCCGAAAAATATAAGGGTGATCCACGGAACATAGTTTATCGTTCTCTCTGGGAACGTAAGTTTATGGTATACTGTGACAACAGCACATCCATAATTGAATGGGGTAGTGAAGAGATCATTATACCCTATTTATCACCCAAGGATGGGCGTATGCACAGATATTTCCCAGATTTCTACATTAAGGTCAAACAGGCTGATGGTGGAATCAAGAAGATGATTATTGAGGTTAAACCCAAGGTGCAGTGCAAACCACCCAAGGAACCCAAGAGACGCACCAGACGATGGATGAACGAGGTTATAACCTATGGTGTGAACGATGCTAAGTGGCGATATGCGACAGAATGGTGTGCAGATAATGGTATGGAGTTCAAGATTTTAACTGAAGATCATCTAGGTATTTCGTATAAATAGATATATGGCAAGAGCACCAAGTAAATATATGCAAGCAGTCAAGGATGAACTAAAGGGTCGTCCTCGTTCAACTGCATGGTATAGAGAAAAGATCAAAGAACTGGGCACACCAACCACGTTGGACCTCATACGGGATGGTAAGAGGAACAACAAGCCGTTCTATGGTAAGCTGAACATGTTTATGTATGACCCAAAGTTCAAGAAGACCCTACCATACTATGACACGTTTCCATTGGTGTTGCCACTAGAGACATATTCAGACGGATTTCTGGGTATCAATTTTCACTACCTACCTATTCCACTGAGGATCAAGTTACTTGACCGTTTGGTGGATTTCTCTAACAACACCGCATTTGATGAGTCCACTAGGTTAATTGTTGACTACCAGAAGTTAAAGGGTGTTCGACTTATCAGGCCAACCATACACAAATACCTTGCTGGACAAACCAAGTCACAGTTTCGTAGGATTGATGCAGACGAATTTACGATTGCAACTCTACTACCTGTACAGAGGTTTAAGAAAGCATCTGCATCAGAGGTATGGAAAGATTCGAGGGCAATGATCTAATGGCAACACTAGCAAGTTTTGTAGAATCAACCGCATTTGGAGTACTCAATAATTTTCTTTCTGAGTTTCACAGTGAAAATGGATATGCACTTCCAAGTCGGTATGAGGTTATTATCACATCTCCCGGCGAGGGTAATGCAAGAAAAGTATCTATGCGTTGTGAATCAATTGATATGCCGGGTAGGGCACTCAACACATCACTTGATACTAATATGTATGGCATTGCACCAGAAATCGTTGATGGTATTACTTTCGCTGGTGATATTTCAATGACCTTTCAATCGAGTAGTGATTTGGAGGAAAGAGTGTTCTTTGAATCTTGGCAAGAGAAGGCATGGGACAAAGCAACATGGAATGTGAACTACTACAAAGATTACATTTCCGAGCAAGTTGATATATATGTTCTTGATCAACAAGATACAAGAAGATATGGAGTTAGACTACGAGAATGTTACCCAAAAGAGATTGGCCCCCTACCACTTAGTTATGAAACAACAAGTAACATTATAAAAATACCTGTTACTATGCAATATAAGTATTGGGAGACTCTTGATATCAACAATCAACCACCCAACCTTATGGAGAAGGTTCTTGATACAGTGATATCAGGTGCAGAAAGAACAATTAATGCGAATATACCGAAGGTATTGAGCAGATTATGATAAAGGATGAAATATTATGGCGTTACCTAAACTAAAAACTCCCGAATACAGATTGTTACTACCATCAACACAGGAGGAAATTAAATACAGGCCGTTCTTGGTCAAAGAACAAAAGATTTTGATGATTGCTCAAGAATCAGAAGATGAAAATCAACTTGGCGATGCCATGGGAAAGTTGGTATCTAATTGTACTTTTGGTGCATTAAATGTTAATGAATCACCAATGTTTGATATTGAATATGTATTTCTACAACTACGATCAAAATCAGCTGGTTCTAAAGTAAAAATTAATGTAACATGTCCAGACGATGAAGAGACTAAAGTTGAAGTTGAAATTGATTTAGACGAAGTTGGTGTACAACATAGTGTAGAACACTCACAGGAAATTACAATCACAGAAGATATTAAAATGAATTTGAGATATCCAATGTTGAAAGATGTTAAAGGTATTAACACCAATATCACCGAATTTGAAGTTGGTATACTTATGGTATATGAATGCATTGAGAATGTTGTTTATGGAGAGGAAACAATTCACAGAATTGATATGACTAACGATGATATTGCTGAGTTTATCGATTCCTTTACTACATCGCAGATAGAAAGTGTGATGAAATTTTTTGAAACGATGCCGAAATTACGACATATCATTGATGTGACTAATCCTAAAACTAAAAAGAAAGGTGAAGTGTTATTAGAGGGACTTGAGAGTTTTTTAGTATAGTGCTGTCTCATGACTCCGTGGAGAATTATTACAAACAAAATTTTGCAATGATACAGTATCATAATTGGAGTTTAACTGAATTAGAGAATATGTTACCGTGGGAGAGAGAAATATATTCCGGTTTATTGGTGAAACATCTAGCTGAAGAGAAAGCGGAGTACGAAAAACAAGAAAGAAAAAATAGGAGTTAATCAAATGGGCGAAGAGGAAATTAAAGCATCAGGTCATCATCCAGCAGATACGAATGGCGATGGTAAGGTTGACCCAGAAGAACATGATATGTGGCTTGAGTTCAAACGTAAGGAACTTGAGGATGCAGACGCAATGCGTGACGCACAACGCACAATGGCATGGTACTCACTTGGTGGTATGTTGTTGTATCCTATTATTGTGGTCCTTGCAATAGTTTTCAATATGGAACAGGCAGCCAAGATTCTTGGTGACATGGCGGGGGTGTATTTCATCGCAGTTGCCGGTATCGTCGCAGCATTCTTTGGCGCACAGGCACTCAGTAAACCTAAGAAGTAAGGAATAGGTCATGGCTGAATTACAAGACGTTATTAATAAACTAACAAACGAGGGTGTCCTTATTCGTAATAAGGGTGCCAACTCTATTAAATCAGTCAAAGAAATTATTCTAAAAAATCAAGAGTCCCCGGCAGAAAAAAAACAAAGTGCTGAAGATGCACGAAATGCCGCAAACAAAACTAATAGTCTTCTTGCGTCAATAGCTAAAGGTGTTAGTGTTGGTGGTAATGGTAATACTCCAGATGGAAAAGAATCAGGTGGATTATTTGGTGGCTTGAAGGGCATGGGGGCAGGCATTGGTGCGGCTATAGCTGGTTCTGCTCTTCTTAAATCCGCTGCTGGTATAGCGGCTATGGGTGTAGCTATTCCAGCATTTTTTGGTGGACTACTTGCCGGTGATGCAGCTTTAAGTTGGATGAAAACCATAGGTGCGGATTTTGATTTTAAAGCTTTAAAGGCTGCTGCTATTGGATTTTCTGATATAATTATGTCAATGGACATAAAGGCTTTTGCGGTCCTTGCTGGTATTATGGGTGTTGGAGCAGTTGGAGGCACTAAAGCTGCAAAAGGTCTTGGTGCAATGGGTATTGGAATATCTGCATTTCTTGGAGGACTTATAGCTGGTGATGCTTTAATCGCAGGTGCAGCAAGTGTGTTCGGGGCAGACTTGAACTTTACTGGTATGAAAGCGGCATTAACGGGTTTTTCTGATATGATTTTAAGTCTTACCCCCGAAGCTCAAGTTGCTCTTGGTGCTCTTCTTGCCGGTGGGACATTAGCTGGAGTATTAGGAAAAAATCCAATAGCTATTGGTCTAGGTATGACTGCTCTTGGTGCAGGCATATCTGGTCTTTTTCTTGGTTTAGCTGTTGGCGATGCCGGGATGGGGTGGCTTAAGTCAGATTTTACTGCCATTGCTACAGCAATGAAAGGATTTGACGAAGCAATTGGAAATTTAAGCACAGAATCTATAACTGCTCTTGGTGCTCTTCTTGCAACTGGATTTGGAATTGGTAAACTTACTAATCCAAAAACAAAAGTTGCTCTTGTTGCTGGTATTGGAGCTTTAACCGCAGGAATCGCTGCATTCTTCGCAGGATTTGCTGGTATGGATGCGGTAGCCAGAACATTTGGTGAGGGTAATTCTGCTTCTGCACTAATTAAAAACTTTAGTGAATCAATTGGTCACCTTGATGAGAAATCAATGATTACACTTGGTTCAATTTTAGGTATTGGTGCTTTGTTTGGAGCAGTGTCTCCAGCCTTAGCCGGTAAAGCTGCAATAGGTATGGGACTAATGGGCGTCGGTATCGCTGCATTCTTCGGAGGATTTGCTCTTATGGATGTTGCAGCCAGAACACTTGGTGAAGGTAATTCTGCTTCTAAACTAATTAAAAACTTTAGTGAAGCAATTGGTTACCTTGATAAGAAATCATTGGTCGTTCTCGGCAGTTTGTTGGCCATTGGTGGTTTGTTTGGAGCAGTGTCTCCAGCCTTAGCCGCTAAAGCTTCAATAGGTATGGGACTAATTGGTGTCGGTATTGGTGCATTCTTCGTAGGTATTAGTGCAGTTACCAAGCTTGGCGGAGCGTTCGATATCACTGGCGCAAGTACAAAGACATTAATTAAGAATATGTCTGAAGGACTTCAAGAGGTTGCAAAATTAGATGGTGATAAACTAAGCAAAGTAGGCAGAGCTTTGCTGCCTATTTCTGCGGGTCTTGCAGCTTTCTTTGCGACAGATACTTTTGGTGCTATAAAAGGAGTAGCTGGTGATGCATTTAACTACATATTTGGCGGTGATGGAAAAGACAACAAGTTTCAAAAAATAGTAGATTCTTTAAAACCACTTGAAAGTATCGATGCAGATAAAATGGGTGGTCTTAACAAAATACTTCCTGATCTTGAAAGATTGGGCAATGTAAATATACAGGATGGTCTTGGCCAAAAGATTATGAAATTTGCACAAGGATTATTGCTAGCACTTCCACCTTTAGAATTAGCTCTTTACGGAGGAGTAATTCCGAAAGGTAGACGTGGAGACTTCAAAGGTTTTAAGAATGATGTTAGTGTTAAAGGACTAGCTAATGGTGGTCAACAATTCGAGAAAGCAATTGCTAACTTAACTAAATTAACCAATCCAAATGCAGCCGGACAGAATGCAGCCGGACAGAGTGTTGATAACTCGGTTGATCTTAAACCTACAAACATCGAATCTTTGCAGAATAGTATTGATGCTTTGACTGCTCAAATTGCTAAAATACCTGTTGGTGGAAATAATACTTTCAACCAACAAAACAATAACGGCGCTCCACCAGTGTACACTGGTTCCCCTCCTCCGACCGTGAATCCAAGGTATCCCAACGGGTTGAACGGAGGGAACGCTGTGGTTAATTGACCGAGCAGAAGCAGCTGGATATTAAAAAGGGGGGTCAAAAGACCCCCCTTTCTCTTACTCGTTTGCCAACTTTTCAAAATAGGACAGACTGTCCCCTTCATCATCAGTGTCAACAGTAGGCGCTGGAGTAGGTTTTGTATCTACTTTAGGTTCTGCCTTTGGTGCATCTTCCATCACCTCAGCTACGTTACCTACCGTAGTAGTCCCTGCAAGAACCATGTCCAAACGCTTCTTGAGTTCGTCATAGGACTTGAAGTTAGAAGCAGAAGTAAACTCTGACAGAGGATACTGCGTCTTCCATGTCTCCTCAAGCTTATCGTCATCATCAAACAACGGACTTGGTGCTTCAAACTCAGACTTGTCATAGTTCCAGTAACCATCAACCATACGAAGCTTCAACTTGAAGTTCGCACCTTCCCAGAAATCGAAGGGATTGACAGGACTTTCATCTTGGAATGCAGGCTGCATTGCTTCCATGCACTTGTCAAAGATTTTCTTACCGAAACGATAAAGCATAACCTTACCCTCGTTCTGAGGATTCGCAGGGTCTTGCACAACATAGATGTTGGCAAAGTACTGCAACTTACGCTTCTGTTTACGGGCAATCTCCTTGTCCGACTCAACGCCTGAGTTCCAATATGCAGAGTTCATCTCTGATACAGGATCGTTCTGACCTAGAGTGGTGAGAGAGTTCTCAATATACCACTGACCAGTTGGGCCTTGGAACGCATGGTTCCAGACTTTTGCCCAAGGCATATCCTCACCCTCTACTGCGGGTAGGAAACGAATGACAGCATAACCGTTGCCGGTCTTATCCATCGTAGGTTTCCAGAGGCGATCATCCTGATAGGACTTCTTCTCTTGGGGGGCGTTTTCTGCTTGTACTGCACCGAGCAGTTTGTCCAAAGAATTGGACTTCTTGAGTGTACTTAACGACATATGTATTCTCCTTATGTAAATATATGCGATTTCGTATGTTTATAGTGTTACCACTTTATCACAAAAATCTGCTTTTGTCAAGTAACTTAGATTATTTTCTTGAATAAATTCCTCTGTGGCATCTACCCAAGAAAACTGTACATCCTTGAACTCTCTAAAAACAGTTTGCATTTGGTTCTGCCAGTTCACTGGATTAAAACCTCTTGCATCACTTGACAGATAATTATCTGTCCCTTTATATATGTTGTTCAACGGTTCATCATATGACGATAGGTCAAACCCCAATATATAAATCTCTGATGCACCCTGCTGACACGCAAGGTGCAGTGCGGTGTTACCCGCTGACCATCCAATAGGAAAGTCAATTGTATTTATGTTGTCATCCTCAGCAATGTATGTAATCCATACACCAACATCTTTCTCCATCTTCATCTGAAGGTCTTTCATGTCAAGTGAGGGAAACATCTGGATTGCAGCTTCAATCCTCTCATTGAGTGTCACAGGGTCTTTACCTGATATAACACAACGATCTGTAATGGCACTTGTCTTGTGAATGAATGCCTCTGGAACGTCAAACCCCATAAGCATCACAT